GAATTCACGGTAACAGACATCAAACGAGCTCGTTTATCCGAATTATTCTTCAACGAGAATGGTGATCGGTTCTATAAGATCAAGGTTTATTTTATCACGCTGGACGAGAAGAGCGGAGCGGAAAAGAAAACCGCCGCTACCATGTTAGCCCAAGCCTCTAATCTAAAAGAGGCCATAGCCGTGCTAGAAGAAGGCATGAAGGGGACAATGGCGGATTACACCATCGCCTCTGTCTCGGAGACAATGATCATGGACGTATTCCCGTTCAACGCGGATGTCAATAAGAGAGTTGTTGACATTGATAAAAAAGAGATAGAGAAATCATTGTCTGACACCTCTAAATCAATAGAGGATAAGATGAGAGAGTGCAAGGATATCATAACCCGTGATCCCAAGGAAGGGGACGGGGATCTTATAACTAGGACGCAATCCTTCATCCGGCAAAAGGCCGGGCATGACAAGAGCAAGTTCAAGGAGGCCGCGATAGAGATCGCCTTGCTCCAGAAATCTCCAGCTTCCCAAGTATGGTTCATGGGATGTGGACAGCTATTAATCGAGGAGTTGGAGGTTTAATAAATAAAAAGATCATGAAGAAATTTATCAACAAACACTGGATATTGATATTGGCCATAGCCTTTATTCCGGTAGGGAACAGAGTTTTTAACCATGTTGACGCATGGCTAGGAATAGTCATTATGTTAACTAGTTCATTATTTATAATTTACAAACTATTTAATTTTATCAAGAATGAAAAGGACAAGTTTTAAGTTTTTTACTATAGCGATAATCGCTATGGTATTTTTATCCTCTTGTGAACGTGTAGCACCTAATTACGCTGGGGTATTGATGGAAAATTACGGGAAACAAGGGAAAGAGGATTTCAAGGTCGTATCGGGCAAGGTTTCAACTTGGGAATGGGGCACGGAATTATTTCAAGTCCCACTATTCGACCAACGAGGCGAGTTCGGAAGCCCTGTCACGTTAAAAGCCGCAGACAATACGGAGTTTAACGCACGCCCCACTTACTCCTACAAGGTTATCAAAAACAGGGCAATAGACGTTGTTTTCGATAACAAACATATAGACAAGGCTGATACGGAATCAGGCAAAGACGGTTTCATGCAATCATTGGAGGATAATATACTAGAACCTCGCATCTATGACCTGATCAAGGAGGAAAGCCGTAAACATAAGACCGATAGCTTAATGGCAGACGGAGGTTCGCTTCTTTTTGAGAAACGCCTTGAGCAGATTGTAGATAAGGAATTCGAGAAAAGAGGTCTTCAATTACTCACATTCTCGGCGCAATTAGAGTTTTCTAAGGCGGTTCGCGAGAAAATTGATAGTAGGAATGAAGTTAACACCAATATTTCGGTTTTAGACCAGCAGATAGCGGAGCAACGGAAACGCAACGAGTTGGAGCAATTGAAAACGGAACAAGCGTTAATCACCTCGAGAGGATTGACTAAAGAAATTCTTTATAAGCAGTTTATCGACAAATGGGATGGTCGTACCCCCATTTATGGAGCGATACCCGATTTAATAAAGATTCAGAACTAAGGATATTAATATTAGAGTGTGTTTTTCATGGTATTAGATTTGGGTTAGAATGATTATCCCCGCCGTCCGTGAGGATATGCGGGGCAAACACGGTGGTATGGCGGAATTGGTAGACGCTAAAGTTAATTTCTTATAGAGTGGTTGAATGAAGGTTATCGTAAAATAAACTGAACTAGCCAAAGGAAGTATAACGGGTAAGGCCGAATGTCACCGCAACGTGCCAATAACAAAACTATCAGGTGAGAGTCCTGAGAAAACTCCACTCATGCGGGTTCGAGTCCCGCTACCATCACAAATAACAAATCTAATTATGGAAACAATACAGAATTTAGATCATTTGGTAATGGCCATATATCTTATCACCGTAATACTCGGACTTATAGCAGTGATTTTGGCAGGATTCTTATTAATAAACGAAAAAAGAAAACATCCATGGGAAAAGTAAAGAACATAACCTCTTTAAAGAGCAGACTAGACCGTATATTCTCTGTATTTATAAGAATAAGGGATGCTGACGGCAACGGTTATTGCCGTTGCATAAGCTGTGGGAAGATCGTGCATTGGAAAGAGGCAGATTGCGGACATTTCGTCAACCGGTCACATATGGGTACCAGATACAGCGAGAGAAACTGCAACGCTCAATGCAGGTCTTGCAACCGTTTCGACGAGGGCAACAACATCGGTTATGCCAAGGGCTTGATAAATAAGTATGGCGTAAAAGTAATTAACGAGCTTGAGGTGAAAAAGCACTCTATCTCCAAACTCTCGGCATTCGATTACCAATTGATGATCGAAGATTACAAGAAACGCATCAAGGATTTGAGGGATCAGAAAGGCATAAAGGATTGAAATGGCGAAGAAACCTACCAAGCAACCCGAGCGTATCAGATGCGCCGATTGCGTGCACGGCAAGCCTCACAAGGGACTAGCTGTATGGTGCATAGTGCTAAATACCGGAAGAGTAGCTAATAGTCTTAGGTTTTGCGATGTATTCAAAAGGAAATTATGATTACATGATATAAAAAACATGCTTATGGAGAATTAGCGTATGGATACAAGGAAAGAGCTGACAAGCTATTTTCCGCACGATAGCAATGCCAGAAACTCAGATAAGCTGATTCGTTTACGAATGAGGCATAAAGCCGCCGGATATGGTGTTTTCTTCATGATATTAGAACGTCTTAGAGAGGAGCCAAACTATATGAGTGTCAAAGATTATAACATGATAGCCTTTGACCTTCGTGAGGACGCATCCTTAATAAAATCCGTCATTGAGGATTTCGGGTTATTTGTCTTTACCGAGGACGGTAAGTACTTCTACTCCGAGAGTTTCAAGCAAAGGATGGGATTCAAGGACGAGAAATCAAGAAAACGATCAGAAGCCGGGAAGTTAGGCATGGCTAAAAGATGGGGAAATAACAATGTTATAACAAATCCGCAAAGCAACGATAACAATGTTATAACAAAAACGGATGAAATTGTAACAAGAAAAGAAAAGGAAAGGAAAGGAAATAGAGAGAGTCTTAATACGCGTGAGACGCTTTTCGAGAATTTCAAGAATGAGTTATTGGGGGACGAGGAATGGCGCAGATACGCTTGCCAGATATCGGGATTGAGCGTCGCTTTCAATGACCTCATTCCCGGCGAGCTGGATAACTTCCTAGCTTGGATGGTATCCACCGGGGAAGGCGATACGCTAAAAACGATAGATGACGTGAAGAGACGATTCACCTATTGGTGGCAGGGAACAGGACTAAGTGCTTATAATCAAAGACATAATGGAGGAACAAGAAAAGAAACTTTCGGAGGCTATACAAGCCATGCGGGGGCCTACGGAAAAAGAGAGGCTCCAGCAAAAACAGGTGTTCAACCTAGTGAAGAAGCACGCAAGGACTATACAGAACGTTTCTAGGTACGATCTCTCGGACGATGCGGAGTACATCAGCCACGCCCGGATGATAAAGGCGCTAGGTTGTAATTACCTAGGGATCGAGAGGCGGCAATTCGAGACAGACAGGGGGAATGACAAGGTTTTGAGATTCCTGTTGTATTATTTCAACGATTGCCCGTTGGCCGAGTCCGTATTCCCGGAGGAGAACTATAAGCTGCACAAGAACCTCCTTATCGTGGGAGATCCGGGAACGGGCAAAACGCTCATGATGCAGATATTCGCCGATTACCTGAAATTGACGGATAACCCCAAACGCTTCGTGAACCTATCCGTGACCCAGATGATGAACTATTACAAGATCCATGGTCACATAGACAGGTTCACGTACAACGAGGAGGCCGGGAAAGGGAGCATGGAAGGGAACCCGTTCGATATCTGCCTTAACGATATCGGTCTTGAGACGGAGAACCAGAAAAGCTACGGCACCAGCCTTAACAGCGTAATAGACGAGTTCCTATACGCAAGGTACGAGATATACCAGTCCCATCAGAAGAAGTATCATATCACTTCCAACCTATCCGTCACGGATTTCAAGAATCGGTTCGGAACTAGGCTGGTGGACAGGTTCAAGAGTTTTAACGTGATAATCCTAAACGGAGAAAGCAGGAGAAGATAACATGGAAATAACAGAGAGATTGAGAAATACCCCTACCGGGTTGATCGTGTTGGTAGGTGACATGAGGATCGTCGTGGAAAAGTACAGGCCGTACCACAACGGCCAGAACAAGATCCCGTGCAGGGGATGCGTCTTCCGGGAAGATGGGGCGAGATTCTGCGAATACAGCAAGGCTTGCATGGCCCATCTGAGACCGGATCATGAAAGCGTGGTATTCGCTAAAACCAAGGAGATATGACACATGGATCATTATTTTCTGGCGTGGGCGGTTTTGACCTTGCCGCCGAATGGATGGGATGGGAGAACCTGTTCCATTGCGAGATTAACGAGTGGTGCCAAAAGGTACTGAGGTTTCATTTCCCAAAAAGCATTCAATATGACGATATTACAAGAACTGATTTCACTCCGTGGAGAGGGAAGGTTGACGTACTCACAGGAGGATTCCCCTGTCAGCCGTTTTCAGTCGCAGGACAACGAAAAGGACAGGAGGATGACCGTTACCTCTGGCCAGAAATGCTCCGTGCTATACGAGAGATACGACCCACTTGGGTCATTGGTGAGAACGTTGCTGGAATCCTATCGATGGTACAACCCGGCAGTGAGGTTACGGTGGAAAGTCAAGCCTCTTTGTTTGAAACGTCTGACAAGGAAACGCTACTCGAGCAAGAATACGTTATCGAGACCGTCTGCCGAGATCTTGAGCGTGAGGGATATTCCGTCCAGCCGATTCTTATTCCAGCTTGCGGTGTCGGAGCCCCTCACAGGAGGGACAGGGTATGGTTCATTGCTTCCGACCGTTCAGACGCAAGGATTGAAGGTTTGCGACAAGAACGGAAAGACAAGGTTCATGGATGTCTCGTTGCTTCCGACACCGACGGCCCAAGATTTCAAGCGAAGGGGACCGAACAGCAAACAACAGGGATTACCGGAGGCGGCCTACAAAAAGATGCTACCGACACCTACGGCGAGAAGCTACAAAAATGGCTCAAAAATAACGGACGGGAGATCGAGGAGGAAAATATCGCAAGGCTGGACAATGGAGTTGAACGATCTTGCTGTATCAATGCTTTTGCCGACTCCGACAATGAGAGACTATCAACCATCGGTATCACCGACAGGGTTAGTTCGGAAGAACGGGAAAAGAAGAGACGATGCCTTATGCAATATACCAGTAATGATAGGCCGGCATTGTCAGCAGAACGGTGGAAAGACTTCCCAACTCAACCCCCTGTTTGTGGAAGAGATGATGGGTTACCCTTTGATGTGGACTACCTTGCCATTCCTTTCACAAAATGGAGACAAGAGTCAATAAAAGCCTATGGAAATGCGATAGTTCTACAAGTAGCATTTGAGATATTCAAGGCAATAGAGGCATCAATTCATTCATCATAGTTGAAAACTGCATTCATCTATGATGAGAGCAATAAAAATCAAATATTATGGCTATAAGCGAAGTTTACAACGAGGATTGTATGGACTATATGAGAAACATTCCTGATAATTTTTTTGATCTAGCTATCGTAGATCCACCGTATGGTATAGGAGAGGACTGGAAGAAAAGGAATAATGGGTATAAATTCAAGGATACATCCTATAAGAATAGCCCTATCAAGGATGCGTCATACTTCGATGAGTTAAAAAGAATTAGCAAGGATCAGATCATATGGGGATATAATTATTACACCCAATATCTAGGAAATACCAACTATTTGATTGTTTGGGATAAGATGAGCAACAATAACGATGTGTTTAAATACTCGAAATGTGAGATAGCCTACGTGTCAAAAAAAATCCCATGCAATCTTGTTTCCATTCCGTGGGATGGATATAGGATGGGGCATGAGACCGGAAAGAGAAAGATACATCCACACCAAAAACCGCTCTCATTGTATTTATGGATTTTGAAAAATTACGCCAAGCCCGGTGACAAAATTTATGACTCTCATTTGGGGAGCGGAAGCAGCCGTATAGCCGCCTATAAAATGGGTTTTGATTTTTACGCAACCGAGATAGACAAGGAATATTTCAATGCCCAAGATAAAAGGTTTAAGGAAGAATGCCTAGGTGAAATCATATTACCTAGTGGTAAAAAGATAATACAGACATCAATGTTTCAATAATAAATAAAACGATCATGAAAATGGAAAAAGAAACTATAAAGAACAAAGTATTTGAGATCATAAAGAGTAGACTTTTTCACAAAGATACGCCACTTACGATGGAATCCAAGCTGGAGGATGATCTATGGATGGACAGTCTTGACGAGATAGAGTTATTAATGGAATTAGAGAAAGAGTTTGGCATATCGATCCCTGATGATGATCCCGGACGATGCCTTACCGTAAAGGACGTTGTTGATTATATAATCCGGAGGATGAAAGAATGAGAAATAAAGAACTAATCGCTCTACTCCAAGAGCAAGACCCGGAAGCGGAGGTAATGATCAGAACGTCCGATGGAGAGTATGAGTACGATCCGGTGGATGTTACGTATGAAGAACAAATCGAGTGTATAATTATTCAGGAGGGATAGATATGAACTTGTTTAACGAAGAGATAGAACAACAAGCTATAGAACGTATTCAAAAGTTCGCTAAAATAGCGAGAGCCATGGGATTCGAGGTGTGTCTTGGATTCTCCGGAGGGAAGGATAGCCAAGTATGCTATGACTTGTGCAAACGCTCTGGCATAGCGTTCAAGGCTTATTTCAATCGTTGCTTCGAGAGTAATATCACTATTCGGTTCATAAGGGAAAATTATCCGGATGTAATATTCCGAAAAAATGTAAAGGAAGGATTCATTCGCAATATCAGAGTAAATCATAAAGGTCTTCTCCCTACCGTTCAATCCGCATATTGCTGCGTGGATTACAAGCACAACCCGAAGTCGGTAGATTATTGCAGTATTGTCGGGGTACGGAAAGCTGAAAGCGCAAAACGGAGGGAAAGGACAGCGTTTGGAGCGAAAAACAAAACCGTGATGAAACAAAACAAAGCGCTGTTCAATGATTACTTCGAGGATCGGTGCCAGTCTATCGGAACACCCGGAATAATACAATTGAAACCTATTATTGACTAGACTGACGCAGACGTTTGGGATTATATTAAGAAGTATAATTTGCCTGTCAATCTTGAATATGAAACCTCAAAGCGTGTGGGATGCATTGTATGTCCGAAAGCAAACTTCACGTCAAACAGTATAGGACTGATGAGATACCCTAAACTGATAGACGCTTTCATATTGGCAAGGGAAAAAGGACGCTTAGATATAGATTGGGTTATCTCTTCGGCAAATCTCGATTGTAAAGACAACAAACCCTACTACATCTGCCGCTGGCTCAACCACTCATTCATGCCGTTCACTAAAAAGCAAGAGGTATTGTACGAGAAATTTAGAGAGAAATATGACAATATAAAAAGGAATAAAGATGGAAAATAAAGTAAAACAATGTCCCGAGTTTCCCTTTTTCGGCGCATCTTATCCAGACGCAATATGCTGTGACGGCTATCTATGGGATCTTGACTCATATGATAGCGAGGTTGGGGGATTGACCGTAGGCGGCGATGTCCCCTGCCCTTTCTGCAAGACCGAGGAGTTTATAGAGTACGATCCTTTTGGCGCATTAGGAGAAGGACGTGACAAAAAGATAGGTCGTGAATGGTATTTATCTTACATCGATGAATTGAGGGAAAGATATGGCTAAAGAATACGCTATAGGCGAGACGTTTCGTCAAGGGAAAGTTAATCTAAAGGTTTGCAAGGGACTTTGTACTGACTGCTATTTCTTTAGTAGACCTAAAGGAGAATGCGCAAATATGGCTTGTTTGGATTTCCAAAGAGAAGATAATCAAGATGTAATATTTTTAGAAGTGAAGGAGGAATAGAAATGAGTTGGGGAATGAACGTCAGGCAAACCAATGATAACGGAGAGAACACCGTTATTGAGGTCTGGTTCCATGATAATTTTATAGCCTTTCATTATCATGGATGGATAGACAAAACGCAAAGGAAGATAGCGGAGAAATGTACACGTCACCGTTATATATGGGGTAAGTACTATGTCGCAATGGAGACAATCCTACCCTTCTATGCAGTGAGAAAGTTTCTAATAACACCAAAATGCTGGATTAACTTTATTAAGTGGTTTTATAGGGCTTGGAAATACAATAGGAGGATAAAGCATGAAGAAAATAATGTTCAATGATCGATTTAACCTAACCAAGTTAGTCCTTGAAGGTAGAAAGACACAGACAAGGAGACTTGAACTCGACTGCAATACAAGATTTTATCTTTATAACTATGAGGGTTCATATCCGAAAATAGAGGATAATAAGATTTGTATTTATTCCGATGACGGTTATCTCCTTGCCTCTAAAAATACTCGGTATAAAATCGGAGAAGAGGTTGCCATAGCGCAAAGTTATAAAGAACTCGGATATGACGCTGATGCTCTTGACAGAAGCCCTAAAGATTGGAAAGTGATTAGGGGTACCTTGGGGGAATCTAAAGGATGGAACAATAAGATGTTTGTCCGTGCGGAAGCTTGCAAACACCATATCCGTATTACTAATATCAAAGTTGAGAGATTACAGGATATATCCAACGAGGACTGTTTGAATGAGGGAATAACGATGACTATGCACAAATCCGCCGACGGAGAATGGGGAAGATATTATTGGCATCATGGAGTTACACGTTCTAATTGCCCTCATGGACAGTACAAGGAATATGATACTCCATTAGAGGCTTTTTCTTCATTGGTAGATTGCGTGTCTGGTAAAGGAACGTGGAAATCGAATCCTTGGGTGTTTGCTTATGAATTTAAACTGATAGATTAATATGATAACGGAAGGGAAATTATTATTAGCGGCTGTGCTGTATCTGCTGCTTATATTTACCGTTTCAGGTATTATTTATTCGTTAAGGTTCCGATGGTATAAAACGCATAGCAACTTGTCCGATTATGGAATCCGACAGATGCTTGATTTCGGAAATTATTTAATGTATTCGTTTATAGGTGCCACAATAATAATGTTTATTGTTGGTGTAGTAATGAAAATTATAGAACTATATAATGTGCCAATTAAGTAAAAAATATTCTATGAACCTACCTGTTTAGATTCGAAAACGGGATAAATGTAATATTAATGCCAAGTTTTAAATGATATGAATCAGATTTGCACAAATAAATCACAATCATCCCCGCCCTTACCAGAGGGGGGGCGTGAGACCGGAGACGGCGGACATGTATCTTGACGAGTTCGAATTGCCGGTAGCATTTGAATATGGACGGATAGTTGGACATATGGATCAATACAAGACATCCCCTGCTTGGTCTCTATCCAATCTAATCGGGATGATGCCTAAATCATACCAAGATGATATTGACGGAATGGTTTATTACCTATCCGGAAATTTCGTCGAGTTCATGTACGCATCGGACGAGATCGAGGACGAGGAAGGTGACAAGACTTACACTTGCGCAAATTCCTTTAACAAAGAGAACCTGATAGATAATGTAATTGACGCTATTGGGTGGCTCATAAGAGAAGGGCATCTTGATAAGAAATACCTAACATATAAATGCGGAGACTGCAAACTTATCGAGGATGAAGACGCAAACGGGGAAGCTTGGTGTTCATTTCACCAAAAGCCGGTAAGATGCTACAGCGAGGCTTGTGAGGATATATTAGAGAAAGGAGGATCAAATAATGCGTGAGATAAAGTTCAGAGGGAAGAGAGTCAATGGAGGTGAATGGGTGAAAAGCATGACCATTTCGCATGGAACCATTGAAAGGAAAATGAGCAAAGTCTTTTTTGAGATCAATCCCGGTAAATGGGTTGGTATCATCCCTAATACCATAGGCCAGTTCACAGGCCTAAAAGACAAGAGCGGAAAGGAGATTTACGAGGGAGATTTAATAAAAGCCCCAAGCGGACGTATTTATGCCGTTATATTCTCAACATGGAAACATGAAGAGAAAAGAGAGTTTCCAAAAGTAATTGACCTGTACGAACACACTGGATGGTGTATCTCATTAGATGGAATCAATCCATGTGAATTGCTAGATTCGGAGGTGTGCCAAGGAAGTATCATTGGGAATGTTTATGACAACCCCAAACTACTGAAAGGAGGATCAAATGATTAAGACGATACTACCCGCAGTCATTATGCTTTCAGTAATATTCATATTATCCTCCGGAATGACTATCCAGTTCAAGCCATTCCATATATCTTTTACACAGCCTTTCTTCGGCCTAGGATTCATATTGATGATAATAGGATTTATGTTATGCTTAGGTTCTTTTTATTTCAAGGGCCGTGATAGTATGGGATATAACAAGGGGTTTGAAGCAGGATGCGAATATGTGATAGGTTTAATTAAAAAAGAAAATAAATATGAGCAAGATTGATTTCAACGCACTCCGTGACCGTGCGTACAAATGCGCATGCGATCACGGGTTTCATAACACGGAGTTGAGCAATGGGCATCTTCTGATGCTAGTGATAACAGAGCTTTCGGAAGCCGTGGAAGCGGATAGGAAAGGGAAATATTTCAAAGGTATATCGACTTTTGAGCGTGAGTTTAACCGTTATTCCGCTTTAGTTGATGAAAACAAACGTTTTGAATGCGCATTTGAGAAATATGTCAAGGATACGGTATCTGATGAAATGGCCGATGCGGTTATCCGTTTGCTAGACCTTGCCGGATTGATAGATATCAGCCTTGAAGATATATACGATTTCATGGAAGAACCGGAATATAAAGATTGGGATGATGCTTTAAAGGAAATGTCTTTTACTGAGAGGATGTTCTTTTTGACATCTATCCTAACCGAGGATAGAGATATAGCCGAAGTTATCAAGGCTTCGATCGTAGTTATATTTCTTAATGCGGACTTACTGTATGTAGATTTCTTATGGCACATCGAGCAGAAAATGAGATACAACGAACTAAGGGAGAATAAACATGGAAAGAGATATTGATATGAGACAGACAGTAGAAGAGGCGGCTCATCTCTTCGCTGAAAGCAGGAGTAGCGGTAGTGCGTTCCCTGCATATTATCATGGATTTATAGCCTGTGCAGAATGGGAAAGGCAAAAAGCTATCAATGCGCACTTTAAAAGTTGCCCAAACCTATCTAAAGGCTATGATCGGATGTGCAATAATTCTTTTGATTGCGATCAGAATTGTGAGTACATGAAGTCTTTTATTAGCCTATTAGGGAAATAGTATTAACCGAGCCTTCACATGGAGGCTCATAATCTAAAAATAAATGAGCTATGACTAAAGCAGAAGTAATTGAAATGGCAGAAAAACATTCAAAGGCGGCCATGTTTCAGGAGAGCTATTTGGCCGGATTTCAAGCAGCATGCAATATTGTGAGACAGAAAATTCAAACCTGCTACAATGAGGATTTTTGCGATGAAATGGAAGCACTCTCTCAGGTTGCTTACATGGATTTAAGTTCAGATGATTAACAACTAAAAATAATTGAGATGAGTAAATATACAGCAAAACAAATTGCCGAATCAGATGATCTGTTTGAAAAGCAAATACATAAAGTCAGAAAGTTTTATTTGAGTCGTAATCCTGATAAAATGATGATGCTTGAAGAAAGGAAAGCTATTATCAAAGAACGGAATAAAACTCTTTCCCCGGAATATGACAAGGAGTATTATTGTGGAACCTGTGGAGCTAAAGACGGTGCGGAGCATCCTAAAACCGGATATTGCTTTCACTGTGATACTGATAACTGGATTTCAAAGAATAACTAACAGCTAAGAATATAAAGTACGAAATGGTATTATCTCCAGAAACAGTCAACGCCTACAAGGAACTGTTGACAAATCCCCAAAAACATGGCTTATCATTTAAACCATTGCATGAATGTTTTGAAGAAATAGAAGAAGTAACCCCAAAACATTTATTGTTTGAAGACTTCGCAAATTACCTTCAAAAGCCTTTGCCCAAAGTGATATTTTATATCATAATGGATGAATTGTACTCTCATCTGATAGATAAGGATGAGAAAACGAAAGACTTAGGATATAGATTGAAATTGATAGCAAAACCGTAAGAAATCATGAGTAAAAGTAATCATCAAATCGAAGTTGAAAAACTTAGCAAAATAGAATCTGAACTGCTCAGATTAATATCTGACTCGGGAAACGAGGAATTACAAAATAAGTTTCTTGAGTGGCAGAGACAAAGAGCTATCTGCAATGTGTCATTGGTTACGGAATTAGAGCATTCTATTAATAATAAATAACCATGAGATTAAGACACGCCAGCATATGTATTGGACGGAGGCCGGGAAGAAGTTCATCCTTGATTTGTATAACCTTAAAATTTCAGCCTAATGAGAGATAAACCTTTTTATGAGCTGTTATCACGCATAGATGAAGACAGTTTATTGGCCAACTTTTTCAATAAGGTGTTAGGGAATTTGGATATGGCGAGAATCATATCCGCACCCCGTACTTTTCGTCATAAAGATGATGAAAATAGCCGATATTGCATTGATCTTTTTTATGATACATGCTTGTGGGAAATGTATCTTCATCAATTCATATACAAGCTGAATGGATGGATAAAAACACTGGATGAATACCTGACAGAGTTTGGTGGGAGCTGGAAATATTACGCTTCCTCGAAACGTGTCGAGAGCGTTAATGAATATGGCGGCGATGACGATGACTATAACGAGGATGGAAGCGTGAAAGTCATGGATATTCCCAATGACAGGCTTGAGCCTTACTCAGTCATAAGGGAGTTGGTCTGTGATGATTGGACAGATATAGTTCAAGAGACCATCCCGAAAGATTTGGAGAGGCTATACGGATGCCTACAAGCAGAGGCTAATTTATCCATAGCGGATTTTTTCAAGGACAAAATGGGAGTTGATATACCTATGTATCAAAAAGATGACAATGGCAATATGGTTAAGATGGGATTCGCAGACAAAGTATTGCATAAAGCCGCTGAACAAAACAATTCAGAGGTCATGGGATCGTATGTATTGTTGGCATGCTATTGTATGCATGATCTTGTCTCCGCCATAAAATCGTTAAATCCATTTGAAGACAACGTGGAGGCATTGACTAGCGTAAGGAATGACTCAGTGCGGTTTCTATCCATGTCCTTTAGTAATATGGATGTCGTAAAAAAATACATGTCATCATAACAGGCACATCAAGGCCATCTAAATGCAATAGGTTTTGATCAATATGTCAAAACCTATTACTTATATCATATAATTTTATCGCAAAAAATGGAACAGCAAGATATTTCATTATCCTATGGGATACACCGTTCTCCATCTATCGGAAACGAGGGGGAATTATCAGAATGTGTAAATTTGATACCCAAGAATGGTGAGTTGGTGAATATACAGCCTCCGAAAGAATTAGGCATAACCCTTCCGGAAGGATCGATACTTATGTACGTGCATCGGACAAAGGATTTCCTTCACTATATCTTTTTCCAGACGAATGTTTTACGTTATGCGGATACGGACGGAACGACCCATCTTATTGGAGCGAACCAATATGACAAAATTCCCAAAGCTATCACGTCCATAGGAAACACCTTGATTGTAATAAGCGAAGATCCTATAAGATATTTACTTTGGGATGGAGAGTTTTATAAGGAATTAGGAGATAAGCCCCCCTTCCCTATCCTGTCATTCGGATTGGTAGGATCATTGGATAAGACCGAACAATTGTCCGTATCCGTTGATCCGCCCTATGATGGAGCCTTTACGGAAGATCAACTATCAACTATCAGTAATTCCGTGATGGGATATGTCTCAAAATTTATCAGGGAGAGAAGTGTAGATCGAGGCATGTTTATATATCCGTTCTTTATTCGTTACGCTTATAGACTATATGACGGAACGTCTTACATGCAATCAGCCCCGATACTGATGATACCATCGTCCGGAGTAACTCCTCACGTTCCATTTACTATTGACGTGGACACAGAGGATTTTGACGCAAAGATCATTGTAAACTTCATTATATCCTCAGTGGTATGCTCCATTAATTACAAAGTCAGCGGAATGGGGAATCAAAGGGAATGGTGGAAGGACATAGTTAAAAGCCTTGATATATTCATAACGCCGCCAATATACACCTTTGATTATTATGGGGAGATTAATGGGGCACAAAAAATATCAGACGATAACGGTTTCGGGGTGTACTCTATTGGTGGAGGATATTACAACAGGCATACATTCGAGGGAGCCTTGTCCATAGCCCTGCCGGGATCAGGTTATACCGATCAACTCGTCTTACCCGGAAAGGCCATGGATAATAAGGTGCCGGATAATTCATTGTTTTACAAAGTAGCAAGCATAGCGTATGAGGACTTGTGCGGTTATAACGGGGGTGAAAGACGCTCTCTCACTTTAGAGGATAATGTGCTGGAATCGTTGCAAAATCGAGAGCAACTTGTTGACGCGGACGGGTACCAGAATTTAGATTGGCTAATACCTGATTATTCCTATACTTATAACCAGCGGTTAAATATAGCTAATATAAAAAGGATACTATTTGACGGTTATCCTCCGGAGTCCATGGTAACGTACAACGACGGTAGCAGCACGTTGAGCATAAAGGTTTTCATAAGAGAAGGAGAAAAGGATATCGTCGTTCAAACATCCTCCTCATATAACCTTGGTATCAATTTGCATTACCTATATTACCCCAACGCTAACGCATACAAGATGGTGATAACACGAAACTCGGACGGATACCAAGCGATCGTTACCCTCTCTCCGCATAACACGCTGAACGGGGCTTACTATTTCGACTCATACGCCCCGATCATATTTAAACCGGGCAGCGATAGCACACCAATATCAACGGACAAGTCGGTCAATATGCCAAACAAGATATATACGTCCGAGGTCAATAACCCGTTTTATTTCCCGTTGGCGGGAATAAACACGGTGGGAACCGGTGAGATCGTAGGTATCCGATCCACCACGAAAGCGCTGTCCCAAGGGCAATTCGGGCAGTTTCCCTTATACGCTTTCTCTTCCGATGGGATATGGGCCTTGCAATTATCGGACGCGGGATTGTATTCCTCCATCCAACCTATAAGCAGGGATGTTTGCAATAATCCGGATAGTATCACGCAACTGGATTCCTCGATAGTATTCAGTACCGAGCGTGGCCTTAAATTATTGCAAGGCTCCGATATCAGCCTTTTATCGTCATCGTTGGAAGGAGTAAATATTGATGAGACATTCTTTAATGTCAACCCGGATTTTAGCGATCTTTTCATCCCGGACACGGAAACTTTCGTAGAGACATTGCGAGCTTGTAAGATTGCCTATGATTATACGAATTCCCTATTGCATATTTATCCCAAAGGGACTAGAAAGCATTATGTATATTCTTTGGACACCGGGGAATTCTCCACTTTCGTAGGGGAAGAGGTCAAGGCCATGGCGCAAGATTATCCAAGCTCGGTAGTGCAAATAGGTAACGTTTTGTACTCACTGGAAAAATATATCTCTGAAGATACCAGAAAAGGCATAGCGATCACACGTGCCTTGACGTTAGGAGATCCTTTCTCTTTAAAGGTACTAGTCGATCTTAGGACGTTGGGTTTACGAAAGGATGAGTCCTCAAAAATCAAGATAGCGGTATTCGTAAGCGCGGATAGGAAAAATTGGTCTCGGCTTAAATCTCTTAGGCAAAGGGCTTTTAAATACTATCGGCTCGTTTATTTCTCAAACCTATATGATTTAGATACATTATCAGGAACCAGAGTAAGATTCGAGACTAGAAGGGATTGGAGGATGCGTTAAAGTACCCCTCGGCCTAGCCGGGGGTATATGTCATTTTTTTTGCTTGTAACTGGCCGCTACCTTCAACAACTCAATAGCGGAATTAGTGTTTTTAGCGTCCTCGAACTTTATAGAGGATACCTTTGGTACCACGAACTCACTAGCTTTTAAATAAACAGCGCATTTATCCTTATCCTTTAGCTTGAGGAAAGCTTTCTTGAACTCTTCCTGATTGTCGATTACGAAATCACGGAAAAAATTCTTTATCTCCGTGTTCTTATTCCGGGTTCCCTTCTCCCTTCCTCCCATCTTCATGTGACCATTCTCAAAACCTTTTCCCATGATTTATAATCTGAAATAAACATCCTTAACCTGTGTCTCCCTTGCCTCGTTTATGATATTTCTTCGATCCTCCTCCTTTTGAGAGGCGTACATCTGTACCCTAGATGGATCTACCATCCTATACCAAAAAGATAATACGCTATCAACCACGAAACGGTGGATATAAACGGCCAATCTCCTCGGATCTCCACGCCATCCTCTTTCCATCACCAAGTTTATGATCCATTCCCTATCATCCTTCACCTCGTCCGTTACGGCGCGGCTCTGAACCCAAGGTGAAAACGCCCGTAAATGGCCGGTAGCCTCCGACAACGCATCATTCACTTGACGAAACATCCAATCCGCCGTTTCCTCTGAGGTCTCCAGCCCAGCTCTTTCCTTTCCGGGAAGGCCCGATACATCCCCAACCTTCCATGTCTCGAAATCCACGTCATACTCAATCTCGCACCTCAATAGCGTTATCGTTAACTCAAATCCACGCATATCGACACGTGGCTGTATGATTTTCCTGTCTCTCATATTTCTCCTGTTTCTATAATGACATCATCAACAATGACATCATCGATATCCTTAAACGGCTTCCTCTTGCACTTTCGAGGAGCTTTCCTTGAATAGGCGGTTTCCTCTATCATGGACGCTATACCCTTTAACTCCTCCTCTAGCTTTCCGGCTAGTTCCTCAAAGTAAATCAGGCACCAATTCCAAAGGACGAACCACACCACGTATTTATGGATCAAGGTCGCCAATGACTCACTATCATATCCTCCACGACGATCCTTCATGCGCAACACCCAATTCACGGCATCGGTATCCAATGAGTCATCCGAATCGCCGGGCATATCCTCCAAGATACCGGACAAGGAAACCTTTAAGGTCGCCACCGCCTCCTCTATCTTGCGTCTTATAAAAGTATCATCGGCCTCGTTATCATCGGACTGCGAGGAGAATCTTTTACCGGGATCCTCCTTTCTCATATCTCCCAGCCTCCACGTCCACTGGTCTATGTCATGCTTTAAATATGTCCAACCTAGATTTATGTCCATATCATGCTTTTTTTAATAGCGGGGGATTCTTCCTGTATATGTTCTTCACGCACATGACGGACATATCCTCCCACAAAGATTTATAAACCCCTATCCTATCAGGCTTCCGATCAGAAAGCCAACTCATCATGGAATAACCAACCAGAGCGTCCAACAGGTTCTCGTCCAGTTTCCTGTTGACGTTCCAACGTGTATCCTCCGTCCTGACCTCCCATACGAACCCTTCTTCCGAGTAAGCGGAAGAGGTTATGATTTTGGACATGCCTTCCTCCAACGACCTTGCCGCTTGTTCCAGATATGTCCTTATAAGAGGCCTGTCCTGTTCCGTTATCTTTATCTTTAGATATAGGCTTTCCCCGCTATCCCCGACGAGATCACGTCCCTCGAAGCTGGATAGCATCTCGCATTTATTTATCGCCTTTATATATTCAAACTCATATGTCATTTGTGATCCTTTTCTGGCAAAAATAGGGCTTTAGGTATGATTATTTTGTTATTTTGGTTATTCTGACAAAACCAAGTGCTTTTATTCGATTTATTTGCGATTAAAAAGATCAATCATGAAACGACTTATTCCTAAATCACGGTTTTCCCGACGCCCCACGACGGTTGATAGCGTCAAGCACCGCGTCAAGATATCAGGCACGGACAAGACCAACATACCTTTACTGTCTAGGTGCCAAAACGCTTGGGAAAACCTTAGCGATTTCAGGGCAACCCGTCTTCGTAATTTCCGTTACGTGTTCGGTGACCAATGGGGTGATATCGTGGTGGACAAGGACGGGAAAAGAACGAAGGAACGCGATAGGATAGCGAGGCGTACGGGAGGGGTCGCTTTGCAGAACAATCATCTTTTCAAGATCGTAAATACTTTGGCGGGGTTATACGCAAAGACCGCTACCCTTCCCGTATGTTTCGCCCGGCAGAAAGACGCGGATACCAAGTCACAGATGATGACGGACGCTTTACAGACCAACTGGGAAAATAACCTTATGAAAGATGTCCTCACCTCTGAGATGATAGAGTTTATTTGCGGTGGATGCGCCGTGGTAACGGAAGAATGGTCTAGCCATGACGATATAGAGGACAGCTACACCTACGTGGTCAACCCTTCCTATTTCTTCTATGAGTCGAAAGCCAATGATCCAAGGCACTGGGATGATTCCTTGATCGGGGAGATCCGTGACTATACATTAGGCGAGCTGGCCTCGGTATTAGCGGAGTCCGAGTATGATTACAGGCAATTGGAGGAGATTTACTCACCTTGGCTCAATCGTATGGAAAATCTGGGAACCCAGCAGACGGATCGTTTCATGGACGAGTCTTTTGACACGCCTCCCGCCGCCGACCTGTGCCGGACCTACCATGTTTGGACACTGGAGAACAAGCCTAGATACCGTTGCGTGGATATCATGGACACCGATGATCCTATATACAGGATAGAGCTTAGCGATCTTCCTGTTATCAAGAGAGAGAACGAGGATCGTATGCGTATGGGAATATCTCAGGGATTACCACCGGAGGAGATTCCATTGATAGAATACACCTATATAATAGATCAATATTGGCATTTCCAAATGCTATCACCGGACGGACGTGTACTTACCGAGTATGACACGCCTTATGAATATAAGTCTCACCCCTATATTTACAAGCTACACTATTTGGTGAATGGACGGACAGTTCCTTTTATTTCCGTTATCATAGATCAGCAACGATACATCAACCGGCTGATCATGCTTAACGACTTGGCTATCCAATCAGCGGTAAAGGGAGTAAAGATGATCCCTAAAGACTCCGTTCCGGACGGGATGTCCAATCGTGAGTTCGCCGAGCAATTCGTTGAAATCGGATCATTTATTTTTTACGAGCCGTCCAAGAGCGGGAACAAACCGGAAGTCATAACATCGAACTCTACCAATATCGGTACCACGGAGCTATTGCAATTACAATTGAGTTTCATAAACGATATAACGTCCGTGTCGGAAGCCTTGCAAGGGAAAACCCCGTCGGGATCAACAGCGGCAAGCAGATATGCCATGGAAACACAGAACTCCACGACCTCTATCGCCACGTTACTAACAAAGTTTTCCACGTTCGAGGCCGAGATAGCCCGTAAAAAGATGAAAACGATCCATCAATATTATCAATCCCCAAGGAACATATCGATGGAGAGATCCGCGGGTTATACCACTTATAATGAGTATGACCCGAAGACAGTCCAAGATATAGATTTCAAGGTCAACATCAAGGAATCCGCTGAATCTCCGGTAGCTAGAATGATGTTAAACGACTTGGTGAAGGAATTATGGATGGCCGGAGCCATTTCTGCGGAGCAAATGTTATCACTATCATATTACCCCGGATCAGACCAGATACTTCAGTCCATTCAATCCAACAAACAAGCGGTTGAGCAAGGTGGAAATATCCAAGGTGTCCCAGCTGATCAAATGAACGCAATCAACGGACAGGTTAATCAAGATGCGCTCAATAAGGCACGACAAGCCTTGATGTCAGCATAGAGGATAAAGTGTAATATCACTTTCTTTTCCCTTCTATGCTCATCAGATGCCCGATCCTAGCCTTGACTTCATGGAAGTTAATAGGCTCGAACGACAACGATTCTATAAGGCGGTCTATCTCCCGTCTTACAGAATCGTTTCTTTTCTTGTTATGTGATCGTGTCCTAATCATCCATGGCACACATATAAATCCATACCTTGCCTTCAGGAGCATCATCGTCAAGGAAATAGAAATTTATAGCGTCCTCGATGATTTTCTTTTCAGCGTCATGGTCAAACCATTCCGTGAATTTAATCTCCTTGTCATGCCAGTTAGCGTTAAGAGCAACGTACACATCCCATATGTTGGTATTTCCCGGTATGCTCATGCCTTTTATAGCGGTAGCCACCTGCTCCATATTCCAGTGCTCGCCTTTATGCTCTCCCGCCTTGCCTTTATGACGCATTGCCGCCACGTCCATCCTAGCAAAGCACTCATTATAATGAGGCCCACAAAACACCTCATGTAAATCACGCATAGCCTCGTCATACGCTTCCGGGTCTTTCTCCCTTAACTTTTCCATTGCCTCCTCCATCACGTCTATGGAGGCCCACATCTTCTTCTCGGAGCCTAGTCCCTTGGCTTGGTACTCCCTTATCTGTTCCTTGTATCTCATATCTCATATTATTATTCGGTAAATATTGATTTCAACTCCAAAAAATCCGCTTCCGTTATACGGATAGCGTTCGTTTCGCCTAGGATAAAATTCATAAGAGCGTTATCCGGAAGTTCCACCAATATAGATCCCTCCCCGATCGTACCCTTCAAGAATCCTTGCTCGAACTTATACGGCTTCATGCTCTTGAATACGTTCATAGCGTCATCGAATAGCTCTTCCTTGTCATAATTGCCATTCTCGTCAGCCGCAAACAACATGAATCCTTCCACTTTCTCAGTGATCTCCTTATCCTTTTGCACGAGGATGTTATGGACACCCCTTTTAAGATACTTTCCAAGAGGCTTGAACGCCGTGTTTCCGGAGACGAAAGAGTCAACCCTTTCCTCCGCCCATATCTCCACCGAGTTAATTAGCCTGCTTTTTAGCTCTAGAGCTTGTTGCTTTAGTTCCATAGGACTCTTTCTTTAATTGTTCCACTTCCTCTCTCAAGGTACTGATAGCAGACCCTTGTCTCTTGACCTTATCGATCAATTCGATAAGCATACCTTCCTCACGTGTCATTTCTTACCTCCTTTTCCGCTATTCTTCAATTTAAGGAAGTCGGCGTATGGCATATCGGCGTATTTGGCCGTGTACTCAGCGAACAACGCCATGTTCTTGTTAACCTCCTCTGAGGCCGATTTCTTTATCTTCTTGGCCATTCCCAACAATTCCTCCAAGGCGGCCTTTCCGTCCTTGCTCTCCTCCACCAACGGACGCATGATGCGCATGTATTCACGGTTAAGGATAGCCATTACCTTCTGGTAGGACTGTTGATACTCCGGATTGTTATTGACCATTTCGAACTCGCTATCCGACATCTCGCTAACGAGCTTATCTATCTCGTCCCACACCGGATTACGGCTTTGGGCCTGTTGCGCAGAAGGGTTAAGCATACGTTGCTTCTGGATCTCCATCTGTTGCTGCGCTTGCTGGAGACGCTGAATGTTTGCTTCTATCTCGCTTATATTCGGATTATAAGGATTGCTACCTAATACAGGGTCACTCCCCCCTAAAAAAACATTTGTCTGCATGATAATACTGTTAGTGGTTAAAAAAAGGAAAGCGGCAAGCGCCCCCCTAGGGAGCACAAGCCACTAACTTTACCTTAAGCCGTAGGTGCCGGAGCGGATGCCGGGCATGAGCACGGATTGTAGCTAGGATAGCCTGTTACCGTAGGGGTATTTGGCAATACCAATTCTCCCGTGATCATACGGCTGGTTCTACGATCGGTGTAATTGACACTAGCCGTGAACGCCTTCTCGATCTCGCATTGAAGCAACTTGTCTTGGTAAGGACGAATCGCCGAACCTACAGCCACCTGACACCTCAATTCATCAATCTGAGCCTTCAAGACATCGAACTGGTCTCTTTGGTTCTTGTATAGACCAAAATCAGCGTCTACCTGTGACTTGTACAATCCGAAATCAGCGTCTACCTGTGATTTCCACAAGGCGAATTTCTCGGCGATATCCGTCTGGCGGTGATCGTAATCGGCTTGCATACCTGAGACTTTCAATCCCCACATTGCGTTTGTAAGCGATAACGCCTCCTCACAGCCTTTCTCCCAAGCCATGAACGCTGTCGGAGCGCCTACCCCGGAACCACCACCGCCTCCTGTGGTCGTGTTGATGTTAACGTTCTCTGGCATACCGGCTCCCCAGCCACCGCCGAACAAGCCGCCACGGTTACGTGACACCGCCCAAGCTCCAAGAGCCGTACCAATGATACCCAATGTCAAGCCGGCGTTACCCACGCCCTTGCTTGCGTAATCCTTGTGCTCATCCTCATGGACGATCTCTTTCTCCTTAATAATTTTCTCTGCTTCCATATATCATGAATTTTATGGTTATTCCGGGTTATCCCGGACACCACAAAAATCCACAGAAATGCCTTGCTAAATAAATATCTCATTGCTAGCTTGTTGCGAGGTTGTTGCTAGTCCTTTGCGGAAGGGAATGAGACAAAAAAAGCCCCCAGATTTTTGGGGGCCATAGGAAGCATAAGGATAGCGGTTAATTATAAATTTATAGCCAATAATTCTTCTCCTAGCTTATGAAGGGCATTTTCTAATTTAACGGTTTGTTCTGGGCGTGGGTTACGCAAACCTGACGCATAATGCCATAATTGTTTTTGGTTTATGCCCGTAATACGCTCTAATCCTGCTTTGGTGAATATCTTTGAATAGAAATCCAAAAGAGATTTAACATCCATTTTAAACGCCAAACAATACTCACCCTTAAGCGCCTCTGGAATGGTATCGCCAAACTCATTACATTCATCTATTAGCACGTTAATAGAATCAATTATACATTTTTTTATTTCTTCCACGCTTTTACCTGTTGCCACGATGCCATCCACTTCTTGCAGATATGCCGAGTAATTATTCTCGGTTCTCTCGATTATAACAGTCAACGTTTTCATCTTGATATTTTTTTTAGGTTCATGTTTGCAAATTTATCACTCATCCAAAATGAAAGCAGGACTGGCTATATGTCCTGCTATCCATTGGATGTTAATCAAATTTTATCAAAGTCAGACTCGCTTAGCCCGGCTTGTTTTAATATTGATTTTAGCGTACCGATTGCTAGATCGTCACTAGGACTCCCCGGAATAGGAATAGAACGGGGTTCTCCGTCTTTCCTGAATATCCTGTGATCTCCTCTAGTTCTTATGTGCGCCCATCCATTCGCTTCCAATAAGGCCATAACAGCCTTGATCTTTCTTACCATGTGCTAATCCTTTTGGTTAATAAAATCATCATCTTGGATGAATGAACGCACAAAGATAACTATTTTTCTATCACCTACAATATTTTCGGTAACTTTTTTTCTATCATTAGTATAACATTTGAACTTTGAAAAAGTTGTAATATAATCATAACTATTCATTTATGTTATCTTTAACGCTCTCCACCGTCCTCCTCAGGTAGTAACTCCTCCTTATTCTGTCCGGGTACAAGTTACGCATCCTGTTGACCGCCTGCCTCGTCATCCCCGTCAGATCGGATATGATATTGTCGCTCAACTTGCGATCGGCCAGTATGGTTATAGCCACTCCCCTAGCGTCAACGTTCCTCTCCTTATTGTTGCTAAACATCATTACCGGATCGGTTCCGCACTCCTTGCAGACAGCCTCTATCACTTTTTTGTAAAAAATTTCCACCTTATTCATAAACTTTTTATTTCGTGGTTTGTTTTACTATCAAGCCGGGCAAAAAAAATGCACGGCAGAAAGACATATAAGAATCTTCCCGTCGTGCGTGGCATGAAAAAATAATCAAACTTCCGATCCGATTATTTAGGGAAGATTCTTTTTTTTCTTTATCTTCCCTTTCCGGTTCGTTCTCACGAAGTCACCATCAAACTAATATTAAATTAACCATGAACAAAAAAACGTCAACCCTTGTTATTCATATGACGAATTATTATTACTAGTTAATAGGGGCTTCCCGGACGTGAGTCATGGAGGCCTCACCAAATCCTGCAGAATCCACCCAATCCAACGTAAGGTGATAGTCCATGTTTCCCGATCCCATAACCGGCAATAACACCTATTCCCCATCTACGGGGGGTGATCGTCTTGGTTATATACTCAGTCCTTCTATAAACCTCGATGTAATCAAGATTAGGCTTATAGCCGGATATTGACAGCCGGTAATCATCCGTCTTGTACTCCTTTTGAGTTATCGGCACCGGGACATATATAGGTTCCTTAATCGTGTCACCGTCTAATGTAATGTAGACAGGAAAAGGCTCTGGTATCGTCCGCACCAATGTCTCGTAAACAGGATACGGGATACTGTCATGGATCGTGTCGGTTATTAATACGGTATCAGATTTAGACACGACTTTATCAGTCACATCCCCCCGGATATGGTAGCCAGCCGTGAAACTGGCTACCAAGCACACTAGTATTAATATTGCTTGCCACGGTTTCATTTTGCGATTCCCTCAATACGGATGCGCTCAATAAGGATTTGCCTATAAGCTTCCATCGCTCCGAATTGTGCACGTAGCAATACTTGCTTTTGCGTTGACAATCCTTTGAACATATCCGTACCAAAAAACTTACCTAGCTTTTCTTGTTTATCGGATAATTCGGACAATTCTATTTGGAGACGATCCGTAAACGTATCACAGACCTTATAAGCCTTCTCGAATGGCCCTGCTGGACTCCATGACTCGTAACCGTCTTGATACTTCACATGATATCCAGCATTTGACTTCTCGCTTTCGTTAGGTACTCTTCCCGCTTTAAGCAATCCTTTCTCAAAAGCTTCGCCCATTGTCATAGGTTCTGCTTCAATCTGTTTTGTTCCAATATATTTTTTCATCTTATTTTACGCTTACCTCTACAGCATTAGGTCTTGTTATTGTTAAAGTAAATTCCATCCAGCTATAACGTCCGACATTTCGGCCTCCCTACCGTTCTCGACCTTGCTCATCCCCGCTACTATCCGAGTCATTTGCTCACGATCGTTTATATCTACAGGATCATCAGCCGGGATGCCGGCGTAATCTGATACAAACTGGATATACTTTTCGGTATGGTTCTCCTCCGGAGGCGCCCATCTTCCTATCATCTTGCGAATCGTGTCAAGCTTATAGTTGTTATAGTAGTTCGACAGGATCTTAAAGATCGCCCGATAGCCATAGGCCATAGTTTCGAACTGCTTAAACGACTTGTCCTTGCTCGGACGTATCTCACCTTGGAACAAGTCTCCGTTGATCCGGATGTTTCCCGGGTTGTTGTTTCTCAACCCTCTAGGTAATTTTTTCTCTGCCATTGTTATTTTTTTATTACATTTGTGTACTTTATTACTTATCTCCTGCCCTATTGAGAAATATGGTCAGCGATGATTTCACACCAGCTCCCCTATCCTTTTAGATCTGGGGAGCCTTTTTTATTCTTTGTCTTGTTATACTCATCCAAGAAATTGACCTTGTTGATGAATTTTACGGCGGCAACCCAATACAAGAAGGCTATCACCTTGTTATCCGGGAATACCTTACCCATGTTCTTCAAGACATTGGTCCCGTAAAACCATATCATCGCCCACGTGATCCAAGACACGAAAGCCTTGGCGTTATCCTCCGATATATCCATCATCACGCCTATCCAGAATGAGATAATTATGATCAGAAAATAGATTAGCATGTACACCCAGCTACGGATAAACTTGCTTTTCCTGAAATCCCCGTGATCCGCAGCCAACCCCCAGAACGTATCGATGAAGGCCAGCGACAGGATCACCACCAAGAAGTTCTCGATCGGCGACACGAAGTCCATCGCCGTGACAACGGCGGCTATGGCGATGGACTTGGCCCAATTTGCGAGGTCTGATATGTAGGAGAAGTAGCGGTACATGATAATACTATAAATCACAGAGTTTTAATCCAACTTTCAATCATTGGGGCAGTATAATTATAACCTACAGTAGTAGGGTGTTGACCATCTGCATAATAATAACCTTGAGCTATATTTTCTTCTGGAGTTAAATCAGGATTCCAATATACACTCATATTTGGGTTCATTGGGCTTGTTTTCCATAAGTCTATATAAGGAATACCCCACTTTTCACAAACAAGTTTTATCTTATCAAAGAAATCCCTCCTATTTGAAACACTTGAATATTTACCTTTACCCATTTTAACAGCTATAATAAATCCTATCTTAGTGCCCGGGTAGTATGTAATAGCTTTAGAGAATAAGTAATCTAAAGCGCCATGGAATGTGGTATTATCAAATGGCCCATCAAAATCGAGTGGGTCAAATATACCAATTTGGATTTGAGATTCTAAGTCTGCATCATTGGAACCTCCTTCAAGAATTAAATAATCTAAAGCTGGATATTGTTGATGTATAGTATCTATATTATAACTAACCCAGTGTCTATTAATACCGCTACTTGTTGTTGTACCCGAAGTTATGGTAGCTCCACCAACTGAAAAATTCTTTCCTATCATTTTATTTTTTGACATAATAATGCTTGCCCAAGGTGTACCTTTGTCGCCAGCAGCAATACTATCTCCGTCCCATGCTATAATTTTATTAGCTAAATTATTTATTGCATTTTCCGATATATTTTCAACCTGTTTTTTTTGACTTTCATTAAGAATGAAACTTTCATTTAATATATTACCTCCTTGAGAGTAGGAAAAAGGATCAGGGAATATAGACTCCTCCGTAAGAATAATAGAATCTAAGTTTCTACCACAGTTAATCCTAACATAGGTATCCTCTGTAAATGAAAATGTAGCTGTACTATCATCTGGGGATAAATTAACAGTAAATGCAACAGGATTTAAACCATATTTATCAACTTTACAGCAGTTAATATTATTACCCATTCCTGCTTTATCAAAATTGTATTTATAAGTTATACCAGCTTTACATAATATAGGTTGCGATACAGAATAACCTTTACTTTCAATATAAGAAGAACCAGAAAAAAACTGATCCTTTAATATCATATCACTTGTCTTAAAAATCAAATTATCAGTAACATCAAAATAATCATTTATTTTTTCTATTGTAAACTTGTTTAGGTAATTTTTTATAGTAGGAGCAAAATCTATAGTAAGATCATGGTTCCATAAAGGAGACCTAGTCAAAGTAAAATTTTTTATACCTGAGTATTCTATTAAAGCACCTGCTTTATTTTTTTCATTATAAATAACACCATTACAATTATTGGCACATTCATCGAACGTATCATATGCATTCTCAAAAACAGTATAAACACCTGTTGGATTAAGATCAATATAGCAAGCATTATAATATTTACTATTAACAAATATACATAAATTCAATCTAATATTTTTAATATCACCAATATTTATATCTGGAACTACTAATTCTTTAATATACAAATTAGTTATACTATCATCAGTAAGTTTCAAACTACTCTCAATATAGTTTTTTATATTAGGGCAAGCATCAAGACTATAATAACTTGTAAAAATATTATCTTCAATTCTTTCATTAGTCCTTCTATAATTATTATTAATAGCTACAGCTGATCTTATAGGATTAGATCCATTTAAATATATATCATCAGTTAATCCAACTTTACATTCATCAAAAGTATCGTAAGAAAAATCAAATATTGAATCTTCTACTTTATCAGTATATTTATTGATTACATATAATCTATTGTGATATTTATTATCAGTCGCAAGGTAGTTTAATGCTAATGAGAAATATACAGGAAAATCTTTTTTAGCATAAAATATCTCCTTTATTATTTCATTAGTAATTGGATTACTACAAGTAAATCCTTGAGATTTAATGGTCAACTCTTTTGTCACCTCCTCCCTCAAGCTCGTCTCCCTCGCGTCCGTGCCAATCCACGCCCCCTCCTCATGATCAGCCGTGAACTCGTACAAGAGACCGCCGTAATTAACGATCTCGCCTTTTACGTAGGGCTTGGTATCGGAGAAGACTGGGTACGTGTCTAGGCCGACGATGGATGAAACAGCCTTTTGGCTCATGACCTCCGTCTCACTATTCCCGATCGTCTGCACCACCCCGGCGGCTATGCTTTGGAAAACCCCGTTATCTACCCATCCTGAATCGTTATACACGTACATCCGGTATATAGGATTCTTATGTTCCGTGTCCTCCGCTGCGTACGTAGGGCCTACCATGTAGATATCACCCTGTTTCACGCCCGTAGAGGGAAGGGCTGACGATGTAGCGACATACCCTTTTATATACAGGTCTTGCGTGAACGGCTTTGACAGGTCTGACCATGTTTTCTGATCCCGTGATATCTGGATCTTATTGTCTTGATAGCGGAACCAAGCGGCGATATACTCAGAGATCTCATTCCATACCTCTCCATCATATGAGTATCGCAGCTTGTTATTAACCGTACGAAGCATGGGAGTAAGCCCATTATCCCCTTTAGGTCCCTGTGCCTTGAAGCCGGTATCAACGCCATCTTGAAACCAATTTCCGTTAGAGCCTATGGTTATGTTACCCCCGACCGGAAGGGCGTCCGTTATCCTAGTCCAAGAGGAGTCAAGACGGAAGAAATCATCGGCGATACAAAGATCATAGGTGAGCTTCTCCGTTATCGTCTCATCGTCAAGGTTCTTGTAAGTGATTATGATACCCTTCCTTCTCATCCAGAAAGGTAACTGTACGCGGGTATCCCCCGCCGATCCCATCCAAGGCAAATACACGTTGTTGCATTTCCACAATATGGAATCAAGCCTCTCTTTCGTCCTAGCGTCATATACGGCCTGAATGTATGTCAACGGATAGATCGGAAAACGCTCGTTCTTATCCTTGGCCAGCTTGTCTAGCTGCTGTACGCTATCCCTCTCGTAACCCTCGCAAATATCTTTTCGCTCTTCCATGATGTATCGTGCTCTAGTTCGTTATACGTAAAATATGTTGTAGCCGGCGTTAAGTCTCAAGATCAAATCAAGGTCGTTAGCCTTTACCCAATCCTCGCCTTCCTTCTTGTAAAGGGCCAGCTTGAATACGCTCGTATTATCCAACTGATCTAATTTGTAGATGTTCCCGGCCAGATAGAAAGGCTTACCTACCATTATGCGCTGATTGCCGTTCTCCGTAAGATCGATGTTCTTACGGCCTTTGTACAATGTCCTTACCTTAGGCTTGTAGATAGAGAATACAAGCTTGAATATCTTTCTGATGATCGTGTATATGAATTGTCTCATGATTATAATGTTTTAATGGTTATACGGTAGCTCCGGTGGCATCGACCCAGTTCGTGCCTGTCCACCAAATAGGCTTACCTAATGTTGTGTCAAAAGTTGGAAATCCTACAGGTAACTCAGTAGTAGAAGGTCTTGAGGTCGATGTACAGGAATCTACACCCGAAACCAGATTAAATTTTTTATTGGCTGTATCAGTACACACATATAAACCTTTTCCATTTGCCCGAACAGTTCTATTTTGGTAAAGTGCTCCAATTCCACAACTAAATACACCATTTGGGTCTCCTTCTCCTGTAAATAGGCCTAAGTTACCCTTTAATAAAATGTCTCCATTTCGGGTAATACTTGTAACTATACTATTATCTGAGACAAAATAAAGATTATTTGTAATTGGTGAAACTCCTATTCTTTTCTTCGCTTCACCTGCCGTTAATAATATTTCTAATGTACCACTCCTAAGACTCGCATCAAAATGAACATTGGCATTATCCCTCCCTTCTACATTTCTAAAATTAAAATGATAATCTTGTGCTGGAGTACTCAAATTAAAACCAAAAAAAGCATTAGTTTTATTAATTACCATCATATTGGTAAGCCCATTTCCCCCTGCAATATTATTTCCTACTATCTTGAAATTAGAGAGAGCATCATCCCTATCCGTCCCATCAGGTTCTATTGTATTAGAACCTTGACCTATGCCCCAACAGATTTTCCCATTATTACCTACAAAATAAGTAGCTCTTCTGTTATTAGCCTCAACAGGATCTCTATCATTGCTAAGCATCATGTAAGGATGCCAATTAGCTCTCACCATGAATCCTCCTCCATCATGCTTGCCATCCATTGGGTTTCCTTCTGTCATAAAGAAGTTTCTAATCTGGGAGCCATCTCTTGATGGAAGATTATATGTATTCCCTTTTGATTCATCCTTTACGATGATATTATTAGACACAGTAGTATACACCCATGTAGATGGAGTATTTCTTTCATACCCATAGTTTATTTCTTGTGGAATAAGCAACTCCCCTCCACCAACGTTATCTAACTGTTTTATTGTTTCTTTTATGGAATCCAAATTTAGGTCTTTTGAGCTAGAAGGAGAAGCCCCGAACATCGTACATGATAAGTCCCCATTTAGAATGCCCGAAAGAGTGATATTATCAAAAATTCTCGATCCATCTTCCATTAAAGAAGTTCCATTCAATATTACTATTCCATTCCTCAAACTCCCCCCTTGGAATTTCAACACGCAATTCTCCGGCACCTCGATCGTCTGCCCAGCGAGGCAGTAATCGTACTGGATGATATAAATGGTGTTCGGTTTTCTCATCATGTGTTGCGTGAGCGTGTTCACGCCGTTCACGTAATGCTTCCGGAGATACACACGTCCCATGCCGGAGTAATCCTTCGGGGCGTATTCCTTGTCTTTTAATTTTAAGGTCTGGTTATCCGTAACGGTTATATCCTCCTCGTCCGGAAGGTTGGTTATGCTCTTGTTACCTATCAATTGCTTCGTAGCCTCGGAAAGATCGTCCGGATCGACGGAACCGGGCTTCAAGTCCGTTACCTGCTGGTTGGTGATGTCGATTATCTCGTTCCTCAATCCCCTCCGGGTGATATACGTATCACGGATAACGTTACCCTCATGGTCTCTCCAAGCACGGTCTACCGTGATCTCCGGGGTAAGGTCGATGTCCGGCTTGAAACCGGCGGGACGGGCTGATACCGGGGCGTGACTCTTGATCTCATCAACGATATTCCCCATATTATTAACCTTGTCCTCCGCTTCCTCTACCCGATCACCAAGATCATTTGTATCATTTCGAATGTCCTCTATAGCCTCGTCTTGTTTCTCCAACTCATCGGTAATGGCCTTTTGGCTCATGGTGTCAACCTCGCTATCACCACGGGAATCGAGTACGCTTACATAACGCTCATGCTTCAGCCACTCTCCTTCCGTACCGCTCCAGTCCCCACGTAATACGGCCAGCTCGTATGAGGACAAGCCATCATAGCCATAAGTGGCGGTAGAGGTCTTTACTTTCAGCACGACGACACCTTCTCCGATATTCGTAGCCTCGTCCTCAAATTCGGTAATAGAGAAAAGATCCTCTTTCTTGGAGCGGCATACGCTTCGTGTATCAAAGACATGATCCATATTCTTGACCCATATCGCCTCGATAGAGTAAGTTCCTTCTTCCAACCCTGAAGGAATGTCTACATAAAGCGTACCTTTGTCCGCTCTCGCTTGAAGTAGATATTTCTCCCGGTTGCCTAATAGAAAAACCTTTACATTAGATCGGGAGAAATCCTCTTTCACCGGGCTTGTCCCCTTGTAAATAGTCCACTCTACCCGAATTAACCTGTCCTTGAATATGTATACCATGATTCTATAGTCTTGTTATTGATTGGAGTTGGCCCCGGATGGATTGACACCCATAAGAACCAACGCTTGATTAAACATACTGTCCGCATGCTGATCCCTGTAAGTAAGCAACGTGAGGCCGGATATATAATAGATCAGCGCCTTTTTCAGCTTGGGGCTTACCTCCAAGCTATCCGTTATATCCTCGTCCGTTATGATCCCGATCTCGAACGTGTCGGATTTATCCTTCGCCTTATATAGCTCCAATGTCTTACCCGGCCTCATGGTCAACGCCAGTTTAGGTCTTTCCCATGTCCCCGTTGCGTATGGATCCGACAGCGTGGCGTATTCCTTATCGTTCCAATAGATAGGATCTGAAATAAATAAAGGCCATGATGATAGCCTAGCGTAACAAATCCGAGAGTAGTTCTCCGGCAAACTTACATGAGCGACAAGATCGTCCTTTATGGTTCCGTCCGTTATTATCTTGTTCGGTTCCAGCAGGCCCCAGTCCGCGTTACCGTTTACGAAGCGCAACGCCTCCGATATCTTGGACTTGATAATCGTGTCCATTTCCTCGTTATCCTGCGTTCCTAGGAACTCAGCGTCATTAAGCCCGATCTCGTCTATACAGATCTTGACCTCACTCACTATGTCGCTCACGCTAATTTCCATATCATTTCATGTTCGGGAACGAGACACTTAATTTATCCTTTAACTCCTCGAGCATATCATCGTTCTCCACCTTATAGCCCATCTTGGCGAAATAGTCGATAGCGTCATTCACGTTCTTTACGGTCTTGACCTCTTTCACTTGTTTTTCCCGGCCTCTCGAGTTCCTCATGACCGAGACACCAGACACATCATCGTCTTTTAACGTAGAGACGAGCCGGATAGACGTACCAAATCGGCAATCATTCTCGATAGCGTCTTGTACGAAAGGGTTGCTAGTCCGTAGTAAGGCGTTCTTGCCATTGATGAAATTACCGCCCTTGAACTCCATGCTGACCCTTGTGCCGCAGTATATAGTACGGAGCATGCAATTATCCTTGCCTACCAACTCATATGTTTTCGTGATCATTCGATTGATTTTATTAGACCCACCCTGCGTTTGCTCCGGGGGGGGTTGTTTGTCAATATTTAAAGTTTCATGTTAATTTCTTCCCTGTTTGGTTTC